ATCAGAAGTCAACACCAATGATCGCGGTGCCATACCCAGCCGCCAGAGTCTCAGCCAGGCTCTCAAACCCAAGGCCGACAACGGAGGTTAAAGTTGCAGCAATTTTTTTACGACAGCCAGATACGCCGATTCCTCTTGCAGTTCACACGCATGCTCAGCAACTTCCAAGTTGAGTATGGCAGAGACGAAGCCGGAAACTTAGACGAAGATACTCTAGTGCGTGTGCCTATACGCTATGGCGATGCCTCACGCCAGGCGCAAACCATCATACAGCAGAACTCGGCCAACTTCATGCCTAGCACGCCGCTCATGACTTTTTACATTTCCAGCCTAGATTATGATCGAGAGCGCATGCAGGAACCTTACTTTGTGAACAAGATCAACGTGCGTCAGCGTTACTACGACACTGGCAGCGAGTCTTACGAAACCTCGCAGGGCAATGCGTTCACTATCGAGCGCTTGATGCCAGTTCCTTACAAACTCAGCCTCAATCTTGACATCTGGACTTCAAACACCAACCAAAAATTCCAGCTGATCGAGCAGATCGCTACGTTGTTCAATCCTGCGCTAGAGATACAAAGCACCGACAACTACATCGACTGGACCAGCCTATCTGTGTGCTATCTAGATCAAGTGGTTTGGAGCTCACGATCGATTCCAGTGGGCACTGGCGATCCCATAGACATCGCTACCCTGAAGTTCAGCCTGCCCATCTGGATCAGTTCGCCCGCCAAGATCAAGAAACTGGGCGTGGTGGAGCGCATCATCTCCAGCATCTATGACGCACAGGGCGATGCGTCAAATGCTGTGTTAGACAATGACCTCTTGCTGGGCACACGCCAGAAATTCACGCCCTACAACTACCAAGTGTTGCTGCTAAACGGTCAGCTGCAGATCCTGAGACCGTCTGAGGTGATCAGCCAGCCGGCCACTAGCCTGACACCACCGCAGTCACCTGTAGATGATCAGATCACCTGGCCTTCTGTGATCAATCTCTACGGTGTGCTGCGTCCCGGAATCAGCTACGTGAGTCTAGATAATCCTTGGGATCCGGACAGTGCCATTATAGGCACTGTGGCCCTGAACCCCGCAGATGACCGATTCCTGCTGTTCACAGTGGATCCTGATACCGCACCCGCCAATACCTTGGCACCCATCGATGCTGTTATCAATCCCTTGCTGAGTGGACCAGGAGATGGCTTAGACAGCAGCATGGTGGGACAACGGTATCTATTGACCGAAGCCACTGGCAGCATTGTCAATAGTGAAAGCTCACCGGATTCAAATCCCCTGGCATGGCGCGGCACAGGTGGGCAACCCTTGATCGCAGGCGAGAATGACATCATAGAGTTTGATGGCGCGCGATGGCGAGTGGTATTTGATGCCAGCGAGCTGGCTGACGTGCAATATGTGACCAATATCACTACAGGCATCCAATACAAATGGACCGGTGAAACTTGGGTCAAGAGTTACGATGGACTGTACCCGGGAGGTTCGTGGAACATCATACTTTGAATGCCGTGGGAGTGTGGTTCTTCAGCACTTCTAGCCAGCGGTATCTCTACCTCATGCGCAATGATCCCAAGCATCCTGGATCATGGGGGTTGGCTGGCGGCAAGTGTGATGTTGGAGAAAGTTTGCTAGATACCATACACCGAGAGTGCAAAGAAGAGATGGGGCTGGATTTTGTCAATGCCAAGTTCCTGCCCATCGAAAAATGGACCAGCGCCGACGGCGTGTTCAGCTATCACACTTTTTTCTGTCCTGTGGATCGAGAGTTCGTGCCGGTCTTGAATCACGAACATTGGGGATATGCCTGGATCGAAAGCGGTCAGTGGCCTAGACCCATGCACCCAGGTCTATGGAATACAGTGAACATCAATGAAATACAAGCCAAGATGTCTGTGCTAGAAAACTGCTTAGAGTCGACCAACTACTATATTGATGACACCGCGCACACCGTCAAAATCTTCGAGAGACTTGCCTAGCACTGATCCCACTGGTGGATCGTTGTTGACACAGGCTGTGCCATCTCCGGCACTGACCATTAGATCGCCTTTGCGTACAGTGCCCGTGACTTGAGTGGGTACTTTGCCTACAAGAGCTACCGCTACGGCTCGATCCGAACTTATGCTTGAATTCATGATGTAGGCAGGATTGGTAGAAACCACCCCGGCCACGCGTCGATCACACAACACGGTGCTCTTGGTCACTTCTTGATCACCACTGAAACTTAACACAGTGCCTGGTGCGTATTGTTCATCGGCTTCGTACATTTCAGCTAGGTCAGCATATTGAGCCGATGTAGCTTTAGCGAATACGGTGTTAAAATATTTGCTAGAGCTGCCAATGTTGCCTACCGCGTTGCTACCACCATTAACTATAGCTGTTGCGGCGTCACCAGAATTCACTGTTATTACGCCAGCTGTGGTTAGATTACCACCGGTAACATTGCCCGTGGCTGTAACAAATCCTGCTACGTTAGCGCCGCCGGTAGAAAACACGGTGACGTTAGAAGTTCCCCCGATACCTACAGTAATATTGCCGCCTGAACTTACTACAGTGACATTTGATGTACCGAGATTGATGTTGGCCACTGATGTTATCACGCCAGTCAGCAGTGCTCCATTGCCCAAGATATAGGTGCCCTGGATGTTGCCGCTGCTGGTGATATTGCCAACAACATTGGCAAATCCGCTGATATTAGCATCCCCAGTGATGTTGCCAGATAGAGTAAATGCAGCCAGAGTTTTGTTGGTAAGGGTTTGAGTGGCTCCGGTAGTGACCACTGTGAAGCCGCCGGCTGTGGCACCGTCATGCACCCGTAGGGTGTCATTTGTTGTGTCTACTGTGACTTCACCTATAGCACCAGTGAAACTGTTGTTTTCTGATGAAGTGCCACGTCTAAGTTGTACCTGAACGGCCATTTTGTTTCTCCTGCTTTATTTATCCAAATCTGTAACGGTGATTCATTGGCGCTAGAGCTAACTTAGACATGTCAATCACCTAGCCTCTCTATGAAATAGTCCACCATGCGTCCGTTGTCGCCTGTGGTGCCGCCGCACAGGGTATCGTAGTTGGTCCAGGTGGGTTTGCCGGCAAAATCCGAACTGACAGTTTTAGTGGTGGTAGCAGTCCACTGCTGCAGCTGATAGGTAGCTTCAGTGCTGTCCACAGTATAGATCACGGTATAATTTTCGTTGTGACTGTCCTCACTGCCGGTGCGTGCGCTGATTCCCACGGCCACTGTGTCGCCGCCCTTGGTCACAGCCAGCACAGTCCAGATGTCGCCGCCGCTGCCCTGCCGATAGGCACAGAATATGCGATAGGTTCCGGTGTAGGTATGTGTCCAGGTGCTGGTACCGGTATTGACCGTGATGTTTTGGCTGGGACCAGCCTTATTAAACTGCATTTTAGCACCAGTGCCCGCGGTGGATGAAATGGTGAGGCTGCCGGCCGCGTCATTCACTGAGTAATACATGTTGGCGAAAGCCACTTTGCGCAGGTCTGCCACCGGCACTGTGACCGTGCCCGCTGCGTTGGTTATGGTGTCTACACGCAAGGTGCTCATGCTGCGATCTCCATCAGTGTCACTGTGGATATTCCACATTTTCCTACAGCATTGTCCTGATCAGTGTTGGATCGATTGAGGTGGAAAGAGTTGGCATTGTCATTGATGACCCTGAACTGATACACCAGGGGAGAGAGCGTAAGGGGATTGTCAAGATAGGTATACACAAAGCTGTTCATTTGGTTGCCATCTGCCGCGAAAGCTAGACCCATGGATACCCGCTGTCGATTGCTGCGAGTGTCACCTAGACCAATGGCGACACCATTCCGCGTGAACCAACCTCCGTAGGTAGTTGCACTACAACCATACGTGATCATGGCCTGTATCAAAATTTTGCTGGTGTCCGAAGTTGGTGTGATGCTGGCTGACATACCCGTGATGTCCTGTGCCACTGTGTTTGAAGTCACAGTGACGGTGTTGCTCACCACAGTCTGCACCACCTGCAGCACGCTGCCCGATGATCGCAAAATGGTCTTGTTTTCGAGATTTTTGATGGTGTTTGTGACCAAGGTGCTCACGCTGCTATCTCCATAATGACACCCGTACTTATCATGTTTTCAAACCCGTCTTGGCCCACGGATCCCAGCGTGCGATTCAAGGCCCAAGTATAGCTGCCGCTGCTGCTGCTGCGGATGGCCGGCGTATAGATCCTGGGTTGAGTGTCGCCCACTGGTCCGTACCACTGTATGAAATAGTTGTGTGGGGTGGAATTGTCATCAGCATCATATCCAGCGGGCACATATCCTACCCAACGGCCGGTGTTGCCCACGAGATTGTTAAAACCTTGATATGGCGCGGTGGTGATCACGCTGTCATTTTGATGTATCAACCACACGCAATCGTTGTGCATTTCGCCACACAACATCCATTGCACCAGGACCCAGCTGTCGGCCCGGCGCGGGAACAGTCCCATGTTCATCTGCGCTACCGGTGT